GAACTGTTATGTCATCAGCTTTCGTAAACGTAGCCATGATGTTTAAAGACTCTCTGTGTTAACTTCCAACGAACCAACTTTATATCCACGAGCTCTTAATAAATCACTACGACTGATTACCTCGACTTTACATTTTGCTCCAAACATTGAACTTCCTACTAAAGTATTATCTAACCCTTTGTGATTTAACCAAACTTGTTTATCACGAAGATAATCTGGTACGCTGTTCCACTGGCCCGGTTGGTTAAATGTAAATTCTTCCATTATTGTTGGATTATAAGTAGCACAAATAAAAAACCATTCGTTTAAATCATCAGTTGGTACTTTTATATAATCATGAAATCGACTATCAGTTGAACCGGGGCGATAAGCAGGAACATCATTAGTTATAGTATTGTATCTATCATAACCAGGTCTTCCAAAACTACTATCATATAATTTTCCGTTAAGAAGTTCAGATGTCTTAGCTTCTTCTCTATGATCTCGAACAACCAACCTAACCATTCGTCTATATACACCGTCATCTTCTCGTGTAATGGTTTCTAATCTAAATCCATATGGACTTTCAGCTGACGTTGGGTTTCCAAAATTAAACAAAGTTCCTCCGCCTGTTTTTCCAACAAACCTAACCCACATAGTTATGGTAAACCCATCTGCTAAATAAGAATTATTTTTCTGAAACTCAAGTTCGTCATTTGGATTTCTCAATATAATGGCTTGATTTGGTTTTCTTATTTTTAAAAATCCACCTGATTTATTTTCATACTCAGGTCGTTGATCTGGAATGACTTGAACGACATTATCAACATCACCAAGATATAAATTCAATTCATTTCTCATTGACTCAAGTGTTTTACCTTCATTTAATTCATTTGCTTGACTATCCAATCGTGTTATAAATGCAGTTGGTGTATCTCCTTCACTTATACGAGAACCTGAATCTGCTGCTCCACCATCAGGTATAAATTCACCGGCTCCATCTTCATCTACATCAATAAGTGTTGGGACATCACCAATCAAACTATCAAAGTCTCTAAAAAATTTATCAACATCATCTTGTCTGGTTCTTTGAATTGGAAGTAATTCAAATATATTCGTATCTAATATTTCCCTCGCTTTATCTGGATCAATCTTTTTTCCAATCTTTGGTTTTACTATTTGACTTAGATTTAATGCATCAGTAAAATATGGATGCAATAATGGTTGGTAAGATGCGGGTACTTCAGGACCAGGTTGATAATATCTAACGATTTCTGTTGCAATGGTTATGACAAAGGATGAATCATCTGTTGGAGCATACGTTATATCATAATTTCTTAATTTTGGATCAACTACACCTTCCATTGACAATACTTCTTCTGGTATATCACCAGCATAATCATATATGTCTAAAGAAAAACTATCTTCTAATATATCAGTTGATAATTCATTACTGTAAATATAATCAACTATTGTATTAAATGACTCCCCTTGTAAATCTTCTTTGTTTTCTATTGTATTCCTATCTTTTTTATAAAAAACTAATTGTTCATCTTCAGTTCTACCAGTTCGTTCAAACCCACCTCGTGTAGTTGTCTGGACTGCCAAAACTTGTGCATCAGTTAAAACATTATTTACAAAAAACTTTTTGTAAAAAATATCCGCAACTCTTTCTTTAACACCTGGTCTTGTTAAGTCGTATTCAACAGCATCTATCGGTTCAAAATCTACCGTTATATCTACATCAGAATTCATAACTATACTGAATAATGTTGAATTTACATTATCTGGTATTATTAAATTTCCACTCCATATAGGTCTAAATCCCGAAAGAGGTGTTGTCGTTATCGTGACTTCTTCAGCCAAAGATAGTTGGAATGACCATCCGTCAGGGTAAGTAGAGAGTAGATTTCCATTTACACTTACCTCGCCATGAGATGGATTTAAATTTGTTATATTCAAATATTTAAATTGTCCAGTGCCTTCAGTTGGATCTTCTAATAAATAAGGCTCTAGAAAAGATATAGTATCATAAGTAACTTCACTTGCATTCACCAGTACATCATACAATTGTGGCATATAATGATTCATTATGTAAGCCTCGAACTAACCCAAGCTAATAATTTTGAAGCACTCGAATCATTAAGTCTAAATGGTTCTCCTTCACTATACAAATATTTTAATAATCTGTGAAGTATACTAGGTTTAATTTGATCTATATTTATAATCTTATTCAATTCAAAGTGTTCCCATCTACTATCAATAATAACTTGATTTAAATTTGTTGCTATTTTTGCATTTGTAAAATCAAAACTTGATAATATATTTTCTATACTATCTGACTCTTTTCTAATCAGTTGTAATTTTATATTTGGAATATCACTTGTATTAGAAATCAAATCCCAATTATATAAAACTTTACCAGTTGATATTTCTTGCATATCAGGTTGACTAAATTGTATAAGATTACCTTGATTAACAAACTCAGCAGCACCTAGAAAATCATCAAGTGATTGGAACATAATATCCAAATCGGCATTTTGAAATGTAAAAGCATCGCCCGATCGAATTACTCTTCGAAGATATCCACCAACTATAACTCCATTGTGGTCATTTATTAAATTAGAAAAAACATTCAAAAGATTATTTATATTTGGAACTTTTCCAACCAACCAAGTATATGGTTTCATAACTATAAATTGCGTAAACTCATTAAATGGAGCATCTACGTCATAACCATAATAACCATAATAATAATCATTATTAGTAGGCATGATTAAACCCTCAGTATAAATTCGAAATCGTCATCATATATTATTTTTTGTCCATCATTATGATTAACCTTTATTAATATCTTGTAAGCACGATTCGGTTCAAAACCATTCAAGTCTTGCATAAAGTATGGTGAAGTTGTATCACAACTCATTGAAGTATAGGCACTAAATGGAACCATAGTTTCATTAGTTGCCATATCGATAATTGAATAAGATGCAGAACCTTCAGCAAAATAACTTCCACTTACATTTTGTACTGATGTCGTAAAGCTCTTATTAATATATCTTTTTCTCGCACCAAATCTAAATTTTACTTTTTCTGTTTCTTTATAGGCTTCTCTAACATGTATTGGATATACATAATTCTCTACTGTACCAGATAAATCCAATGCAGTTAAACTACCAGTATTACTACCTGTTGCTGGTAAATGGTCATCCCATTTTAATTCAATCTTTGGTGAGTATATTGTATTGGTTTGTCTTGAAAAGAATTTTAAATCTTCAAAACTACCAGTAAATGTCTCATAATTACCAAATGTAGCACCTTCAAAATCACTACTACCTGATAATCTTAATAGTAATCCATAGTTTTTATTTGCACTACTAAACCATGTTTTAACAATAGAAGTTATATCCATATCGATATCTGGTGATTCAGCTGAAAAGGATTGTGATGCTTGTACAGTTCGAATATAATTACCACCAGCACCATTAATTATTTCACCTTGTCCACCAGTAAATGTAGCAACTGAACTTGATTCGTTGTAAGAACCAGTACAAATAAACATATCATTGTAATCACTTCCTTTTTTACTAGCGCTTATAATTAATGTATTTGTAGATGCGACATAAGAAGCACTCAAAGGTACATTCCCACCACCATCCCGATCCAATCTATTATGATATGGATTGTTTATAGTTCTACTGGTGGTCATACCAACATTTGAACCACCTATTGTTGGTGAAAATATACCACCATGTTGAAATAGGTTTATAGTGTTTTTTAAACTCTCACCTATTTCATCAATTGAACCAGAGTCCGCTGCCCCATATCCAGCTGGACCCCAAAAACTTGCAGTGACATTTTGACTAGATATTTGACTTGCTAAAATGTGAAATGTATAAATATCTTGTTCAGGATATACTGCATTTGGAACATGAACTTTTAATTCCCTATCTTCTCCATCTACCAAAGATGTCGCCAAAGCAGTTATGACAATACTGGAAGATGCATTTCCAGCATCTTCACCAGTTGGATATCTATTAAGCCATTCAATCTCTTTAGCGCCAGCACCTTCTTTGTTTTGTCTATAATCCCAACTAACTCCTTCTGTAGTTTTTGGTCTATCTGCTTCTTTACCAACACCCTCATCCCAAGATTCACTTAATGGATTAACAACAATAGTATAGTTTTCACTTAAACCACTTGTTCCATCGGTTTCCCAAAGTCTTAAATTTAATTTATAAGTACTTGGTAAAACAGATGAACTAATATATGACTCTATCTCATCAGCATCAAATTGAAGTAATACTCTTGTAAACCCATGTAATTTATTATTGTAATAATATTTTTTTAATTCCAATACCTCATCTTGACCTGTATTTTTATCTTGGAAAGTCGTACCATCGATAAAGCTAGAACCACTATTAATAAAAGCATCTTTAGTTGAAAAAAAATATCTATGCATTATATCACCTTTCCGTATATGTCTCTGTCAGGATTTCTTAATTCAAATACTGATGGTGTTATAGATGGTTTTATAATTCCATCTTCAGTTGCACTTATAAAATCATACTGAAATCCATAATTAGAATCGTCTCCAGTAGTTGATCCATCTGCGCTATAATAATATAATTTTCTACTACCGATACCTTCACCATTTCCTTCTTGAAAAAGTTTTAATTCTTTTATACCAATCACACCATCAAGTCCTAATATATTATATTGTAAATCATTTAAATTAATTGGTTGTCTGAATTGTAATTTTTCAATTTTGAAAAAATCTTTTATAGTATTAATCACTTGTATTTTCACATCAGTTGAATTAAATCTTCTATCTGTGTTAACTTGAAATTTAACTCCAAAATTTATAAAGTAACCAGAAAAAATATTTGGTGCACCTTTAGGACCAAGATCAATTCCAAAAGATAAATGATCATTTATCATTCTATATTGATTCAAATAAGTCATTATGTTTGTCAATACTAATTCAGGAGTTTGAACTAATTGTTTGTTTTGATTATATGATAATGTGTTTATTTGTAATCCACCTAGGTCATCTATCCTCTCTACATAAGCCTTTGCAATATTACCAAACTTTGCTGGTAAATTTAAAATTCTTGCTTGATAATCTTGACGAGTAACACATCTTAATTGTGATGAGAAAAATGCATTGGCATTATTACGAATCTCATCCACGGTTTGTCCATCAGTTCCACCTACAGCTGGTTCATCATTAGTTACACTAATAGTTCCTGTACCAGTATAATTTGTTACATTAGTTAATTCACCAACTTGAGTATTTGAATCAGGACCTCCACCTACTCGATATTTTACCGTTAAAATTGTATTGGTCGGTGTTTCTCCTAAATTTAAATTATTACTTGTGATTAAATCACTAACTCCAAAATTTATTGGTTCATTATCAACACCATTTAATGTCAAACCAGCTTGTTCTACTGTTGAAAATATACTTGATTGAGAAGAACCCGATACATTAAATCTATATAATCCATTACCAAACATTAACTTGGTTGAGTTAGTATCTACATCAAATTTCTTTACGAATTTTTTATTCGTAGTTATATAATCTACAGTATAGGGAATTGGTATTAATGAATTATCGTCAATACCTTCTCCTTGATTATAGCCATTATTCTTTCTACCGGCACCTTTATCATTATAATGTGTTTCTTTTAAAATTCTTTCTTGTGCTAAATAATCCACTTCATACCATTTTTGTCCTGAACTATCTGTTACATTTAAAATTTCAATTACATTATCTTCATTTAAATCCAATTCTAAAAATTTAGTTGGACTAGTTATAGTGAATGATTTACTTTTAGTTTTACCCGATACGGCTCTGATATATCTGGTTAAAGTATAACCTGTAGCTAAGCCGTCTGTACCTATAATTGGAGCACTAACAGGTGGTTCATCAAGTGTAGAACCCGATATTTTAAAATCAATATCTCCAGTAGTTTCAAATATTAATTCACTATCTGCATTGGATTGAATTTGTAATCCAGGTGAAATTGAAGTTGGGGCATCGCTATATTTTGGAGTACCATCTAAGTTAACACCAATTTCTGTAGTTACTTTTAACTTAACTACTGATGGAGTTTTATTTGAAGTTTTATACCCAAGAAATTCTGCTAATCTTCTGACATTTCTTTTTTCTGTAGCCGTAGATAACACATTTTCTTTATAATTGTAATCGACATAATAACTCAATACATCACCAACATAACTTGATAATTCAATCAACATCATACCAGGAGATGTCTCATTAAAATCTTTATAAGTATCGGGAAAATAAGCCTTTGTGTATTCAATCAAATCAGCCTTGATTGTAGAAAAATCCTTACTTGTATAATTAATATTTGTTGGTTGAAATTTTTGTTTTTCTGAATATGCCATTATTTTATCCCAAAGTAACTTCTATTGATTCTAAAGAAGTAGGTGACTTCTTAATACCAAACACTATATTGATATTTATTTTATTTTGATCTTGATTAATTGAATCAGTATTAATTTGAATATCTTTTAATTCAACAAAAGGCAACCAAGTTTCAAATACATCAACAATATCATTTTCAATTTCTATTGAAGTATCTTCTGTTATTTGTTCAAATACAAATCGTCTTAAATTCATTCCTAAGTTTGGTTGAAAAACTCTTTCACCTCTTTCTGTTTGTAATAATAATTTTATATTATTTTTAATTGACTCAACTGTAGACTTAGTTGTTTTGAAATATCCATCTTGATTCGGTACTCTTGTGATTGGAAAATCAAGCCCAACACTTACACGAGTATCTTTATCTTCAACGAACTGTTTAGTTCTTCTATCTAATATTGGCATTTTATTCGTCCGCGTCTCTTAACAATTTAACTTCTGAAGTAGTTACTGCTGACCCAACTCTATCATCATCGATTTTATTTATTGTCTGACTTATCTGTGCAATATTTTTTATCGATGTCTTATTTTCCCCATCTGCTGGACCGACAATAGCAGCTCCGGTTATAGGCATAGGACCGGTCGCTGTGACGGTTGCTCCACCATTAATTGTTCCACCCTTAACTTTAGTCTTAATAGTTGTCGGTGGAAAATGTATAGGTGCTTCCATTTCAGTAATTTGAAACGTCTGTCGTTTAACCCATTCTACAATAGAACCTTTTAATGCTTCTGCTAAATCATCAATCTTACCTCTTTGACCTTTATCACCAGCATCATAATAATCTTTACCGATGTTTACAATCAACGCGTGTCTAATATCATCTTCTAAATCACCTGTTGTTTTAAACGCCATTTTTAAACTTTCCCTTTTCATCTACTTTTTTCATTATGTCAGAATAATCTTTATTAAAAGCTTTTGACAAATGTTCTGGTAATTCAGATGTGTTGTCTTGTACAGATTGTACTTCAGCCTTACCATCAATGGTTTTCCAATCATCAGAATTTGCTGTTTCTGTCAATAATGAATTCAAAACTTTGTTTTTAGTTTGGGGTACATTAACACTTCGTTTGGTTATGGGAATGTTGGAATCGGTACTGGTAGATCCTTCCATTAAGTTTTGTAGACTCGTATCTTGTGTAGTATGAGTTCTAACTTTACTTACATTACTATTATTACTCTTAACTACTATTTCTTTTAACTCTTTACGAAGTCGAGAAAATTTATAATCTAACTCTTCTCTTATTACTTCTCTGATCATATTTTTAAATACAGATAACTTCA